GCAACGAGACACAGCGGGACGCTTTGGCGCTGCGACTCTTCGGCCGGAGTGCCCAAGAGCTGAATCCCCTCATCGTGACGGGCACCGACGGCCTACGCAGGATGTCGGATGAGGCGCGCCGCAGCGGGGCCATCATGAGCACCGAAACCGTGACGGCCCTTGCTGACCTCTCCGATGCGACCGAGCACGCCCGGCAGACAATGCTTGCGGCCATCGGCACGGCCTTTTCGAAGGTGGCCCCGAGTCTCACTCCGGCGGTCGCTCAGATCAGCGAGCTGGTGGGGGCCCTCATCGAAAAGATGGCCCCGGCTTTCACCTGGATAGGTGAGAAGGTCATCCCGGCCCTCACCGGCATGCTCACCGGGGAAGGGGAGAGCAGTCTGGGCAACGCGCTCTCGGGCGTGATGCAGATCATGACCATCACCAAGGACATCTTCGTGGCCTTGTGGCCCATCATCAAAGACGCCGTGCAGATGTTCGTGGACTTCTTCGCCGGACCGACCGGGCAGGCTCTCATCAAGGGGCTGCTGGAAGCCATCGGTTCGGCTCTCGAGATCCTGCAGCAGGTCTTCGCGCAAGTCTGGGGAGCGGTGCAACCAATCGTGCAGACCTTTATCGACTTCCTGAGTTCGCCCACGGGAGGAAAGCTCATCGCACTGTTCATGGACGCGGTGACGACTGCTCTCACCATCCTGCAAAAGCTATTCGAGGCTGCCTGGCCCGCGATAGAAACGGCCCTGGAGCTTGCACAGCCGGGCATCGAACTAGTCCTTGCGGCCATTGAGGCCGCTGTCTGGCTCGTGACCAAGGCGGTCGACGCCCTCCAAGACGCCTGGTGGTGGATATCGGGCCAGAGCTGGAAGAGCGACCTTCGCGACTTTCGCAGGACCATCACGGACGAGACGAAGGCGATGGTCTCTGACTATCAGGCCGCCGTAAAGAAGGGCGCTAAGAACATCGTCATCGGCCCCAACGGGGAGATCATCACACCACAGGCCCGGGGAACCATCGCCACCCGGCCACAGGTCGCTCTCATTGGAGAGGCGGGCGCCGAGGTGGTCGCTCCCGTGAACGACCCGGCCCGTTCTGCCGACCTGCTCTATCGCTCCGGCCTGTTGGCCAAAATCGCGGGGTTATCCGGGGGGGACGTGAGCAATCGGAAGGCGCTGGCCGGTGCGCTTGCGGAGATAGGTGCGCTGAAGAAGAAGGCCGAGGGTGGCATCGTCTACAGCCCCGTCATAGCGGGCGAGGCAGGCCCCGAAGCCATCCTGCCGCTCAATGACCCGAAGCGCTTCTGGGATGTGCTGGGCCAAGCCCTCGGGCGTGCGGGCATTGTGGGGGCAGCACCTAGCGCCGCGCCTACGTCCAACGTAAGCACCACCTACAACATCCACGGCCTCACCATCGACGGCTCGCGGATGAAGACCCCCGACTTTGACGGCTTCCTCGACAGCCTGCAAACCGCCATACGGATGAGGCCGCAGACCACATGAGCCAGCTCATAAAGACCTGTTTAGCGATTGTCGAGATCGACTCCGAGTATCCGACCACCACGGAGACGGGCTCGTGTGACTGCGGCTATTACACGGGCAAGGTCAACAACTGCTTCTTCGACTTCGACCACGTAGAGGACGAGCTGCCGGCCGGCTGCCACATCGACAGCGCGTATCTGAAGGTGGCGCAAGTCTCCGGCGGGTACATCCATCAGCAGAACATCGACATCACTCTGCGCTCCGGCTCGTGGGGGGCCTTCACCTGGAACAGCCAGCCCGCAGACACCGGGGCCGGTACGCTGGCCCGCACGCTGACCGGCAGTAGCGCGGGGACGCGCTCGTTCGACGTGACGACCCTGCTGCAGTGGATCGTCGACAACACCGACGTATCGCACATCTTCAAGCTGGCCCGCAACCCCAACACCACCACGGGCAGCCTGGACGCCAAGCGCTTCTCCACGACAGCCGGCAATCACACCCTGGAGATCAACTACACGGAGGCTCCGACCGCTCCCACGATCGGGACGGCAACGCGGGTATCAGACACGCAGGCCACCATCGCCTGGACGAACAACCCCGCGGCGACCGGCCCGTATGCGAGCCTGGTAGTCTGGCGCTCCACCGACGCGGGCACGCACGTTCAGCTCGCGACCCTAGCGGGCACCGCGACCAGCTACACCGACACGACCACCACGGCCAATCACCGCTACGACTACATCATCGTCGCGGTCAACTCGGCCGGGTCCACTCAGAGCGGTGTCTCCAATGTCATCTACATGACCCCGGCCGCTCCGACCATGGGGACAGCGACCAAGACGGGGGAGACCACCGTCACCCTCACCTGGACGGATAACGCGAACTCCGAGCAGTACTTCGAAGTGGAGCGCCGGGTAGACGCCGGGGCCTGGTCAAGTCTCTCGGCCGTCGTGCCGCAAGACAGCGAGAGCTACGAAGACAGCTCTCTCCCGGCAGGCAGCGTGGAGTACCGGGTCCGTGCTCTTCGGGGCGCGCTGGTCTCGGCCTGGTCGGCCGTCTCCAATGCTGTAGAGGCTTCCACACCTCCGGCCGCACCGACCATCACGAGCGACTGGGGCACCTACGAAGAGCGGGCGGCCACGCTACGGGTCGCTTGGACACACAACTCCCTAGACGGCTCTCTGCAATCCGACGCGGACGTGTATTGGGAGTTTGATGACGCCGACGACTCCGACACCGTGGGGGACGACACCGCCTACTACGATATCGACACGAGCGGCGAGGCCGTGGGGACCGTGGTGGAGGCCAAGGTCAGAACCTACGGCCTGGACGTGGACCCGGGCGAATACTCGGAGATGGTCTCGGCCACGCTTGCCGATGCTCCGGAGATCGCCATCACGACTCCGGCGACCGATGAGACGGTGGTCGCCGATCTGCCGCTTGTGGCGGCTTGGGATTACGTTGACGCGCTCTCGCTGGATCAAGCCTACTGGAGGCTGCAGCTCTACCGAGGCGCGACGCTCGTCAATACCTGGACGGGCACCACCGAACAGGAACAGAGCATCAGCTCCACCTATCTTGAGGACGGGCAGAGCTACACGCTGGTGCTGCTCTCTCGCAGCGGATCGGGCCTGGAGACCACTGTCGAGCGCGACTTCACCACGGACTTTCTCGCGCCCGAGCCTCCCGCTGTGGAGGCCATATTCGACCGTGACGAGCTATCAAGCGCGGTAATTGCTGAGGTCGGAGTGGTCCCGTTCGAAACCCTGGACACAAGCCTTGACCTTACAACTGAGGTCGTCTGGTTTTGGTTCACCTGGCAATACCGCTACCAGCCGGCGACCGATCACCTGGAGCTTCAGCGCCTGGATGCCTTCGACGGCACGACCGACACCGAGGAGCTGACCGACGATCTCACGGCGGGCTCGGTCTACACCGACTACCTGCCGCGGCTCGACCAGATCGTCACCTACCGGGTACTGGCTGTGGCGGCCAACGGGGCCTACAGCTACACCGACGCCGAAGTCATCACCAAGTCGCGCGGCGCGGCGGCTTTCAATTCTGGCGACGGGTATGCAGACCTGTTCAAGCTCCGCTGGAACCGCACGGACGGGCACCAATCCTCCGACGATTCAGAGAAGTACCAGTTTGAGGGCCGGGCTCTGCCGGTGGTCTATGAGGGCGAGCACGTGCTGGAGCCCGTCCACTGCTCGGGCGTCATCTTCACGGACGCTGACAAGACGGCGCTTCGCACGCTCAGAGCCTGGATGGCGGCGCTTTACTACCGCGAGCCTGACGGATACCGAGCCCGCGTCAAGGTGGACGGCCTGAGCCACACCCGCGGCCAGGTGGTCGGCAGCCGCGAGGTGAGCGTGGATATGACGGTGGTCGAGTAGATGGCTTTCGATTGGACACTGCCGCGCTCCGGGCCCTTGCGCTTCGTGCGCGTGGCCTATGAGACGCGCGTAGAGCTCGAGCCCCTCACCACCGTGCAGGCGGGAGGCTCCATCTCTAGGCAACTGGAGACCGGCCTCAAAGAGTCCGGGTATCTGCAGATCGTCAACCCGCCCGCCATCGCCGATGACCTGGTCCGCGTCTACTATGAGCCCACCGACTCCGCGGGGGAGTCAACATCGGTGGCGCTTGCGACCATGCACGCGGCCAAGGGCTCCACGCGCTACACTTCAGCAGCGCAACCCGCCTCCTGGACGCTCTACTCGGCTCTGCTCACGCTTGAGCAGACGGTCCTACAAGAGTCGCTCACCATCGCCGCTGGAGCGGTGGCCGTGACTGAAGCCTCCGACCTCTGCACCGACATCGGCCTGCCCGTGGTCATCACACCTTCCACCAAGCAGCTCACGGTCGACCACGGCTGGAACGCCGGCGACAGCTACATGAAGGTGATCAACGAGCTGCTGGACTTCGCCGGCTACTGGTCTGCCCGGCCCGACGGCTGGGGCCGCGTCGTCATGGCTCCCTATGTGGAGCCCGGCAACCGCGCGGCGGTCTGGACTTTTGAGCCCGGTGCGAACTGCACATTCATCGGTGATGTGACCTATGAGTCCGACGCCTTTGACGTTCCCAACGTCTGCGTCCTTACCTGCTCGAATGGCGACACGTCGTTCTCCGGCTCCTACACCAACGACGATCCGAGCTCGCCCTATTCGACCGTGACGCGAGGCCGGGAGATCGCACTGCCGGAGACCGTGACCGACGCCGTAGACGGGGCGGACCTGGCCCTACGTGCTCAGAAGCGCCTCATGACGGCCACAGCGGCCACCGAGACCATCACCGTCCGGCATGCCTATGTTCCCGTCAAGATCGGAGACCTGGTGCAGTTCAGCTGGCCCAAGCACTCCATCGCCGTGCGGGCCTCCGTGCAGTCGCAGGACATCGCCCTTGGGCGCGCCTGCCTCACCGCATCGACCCTCAAACGACTCTGGGTGCCCTATGGAACCTCTGTTAGTTAGCCGTATACTGGCCTCCGGTATCGCCAGGGAGACGCCCCGGCCCCGCGATGAATGGTCGCTCGGGGTGATAGACGGCGCGCCCGCGGCCGGCGTGGCTGACGTCATCCTTGACGGCGATACCACGGCAACGAGCATGCCCTACCTGGTGCCGTGCGCGGACGGTGACCGGGTACTCACCGTCCTTCTGGGCCGCTCGCGCTTCCTGGTGGCTGATCTCACCAAGCCGGGGGGTATCGGCTCGGCGCTGTGGGGCCCGCTTGCTCTGGCGGCGCTGCTGGAGGTCGACGGCGCGGCCTCCGGCCTGGACGCTGACAAGCTGGACGGGCAAGAAGGGAGCTACTACCAGGCGGCCTCCGGCTACACGGCGACCGACGTGCTCGCCAAGCTGCTGACCGTTGACGGCGCGAGTTCGCTTCTAGACGCCGACAAGCTGGACGCTCAGGAGGGCTCCTACTACGCCGTGGCCGCGAACCTGCCCGTACTCATGTGCTCCGGGCAGGTCAACCTCTCAGACTCGGGCTGGACATCGGTCAGCTTCGGGGTGACCTTCGCGGCAGCCCCGAGGGTGACGATCAGCCCAGAGACCGCTACCGCTGGCATCATCGCCCCCAAGGTCAAGGACGTTACGACCACCGGATTCTACGCCATCATCGGTGGCTCGACAGGATTCTCGGACATCCCCCATAACTGGCACGCGTGGCTGAAGGAATAGGAGAGCAACCATGGCTAATCAGACGGTACTAGTGGGGCCCGACAGCCTTCCCAAGCTGCTCATTGATCTAAACGGCGATGAGTCTGAGTTCGCGGACGCTATCACCGCGCCTCCGTCGCCGTCCACGGAGACGCTGCAGGTGGACGCCGCCTCCGTGGACGCCGCGGCCTGGTCTGTGGTGGCCGCCGATGCTACCGGCGGGAAGCGCTGGGCCAAGTTCCGAGTGAAGTGCAACAAGGCGCACACTGTGGAGTTCTACGGAGCGGCGGCCGACTTCTCCGCCATCGCCAACGGGGCCAAACTCAAGGACTACACCTCCAGCGGTAACAGCGACAACTCCAGCACCCTCGGTGATGTGTATTACGTCCCATGCGGCGGGCTGGCTTACATCGCGGCTCGGGTCCAGAACAACGACGCCTCCAACGCCGCCACCGTTACCGTCGGCGTCGTCATCTTCGACTAAGCTATGACTATCCTCGCGTCCTATGACCACGAGCTGGTCGGCCGTCCCCCACATGCCCTGGTGCGTAGTGGTAAGGTCACGCTTGTCTGTCCCTCGACCGAGAGCGGCTACCGGCACCAGGCGGGCGGAAGGCTGTTTCTACCCACCAATGCCTACAACCTCATCCCCGATCCGCAGGGACACACGGCGGACGGGACCTTCTGGCCTGCCAGTACCGCGCACACGACGAACACCGGTGGCTCCGCCCTTGGTTCGGCCCTGCCAGAGGACATGAACACCGTCACCACGGCCCTCAAGATGGTGAACGACGGCACGGCCGACGTGCTCGACACCGCCAATATTCCGGCGGGTATCTCGGCATCTAAGACCTGGTGGGTCACGTTCTGGGCCTATTCCGGGTTCACGGTGACGGTCACGGCCGAGACTGGAACCTCGCAGCCCGTGGCCACCATCGCCACCTCCAGCGGGTACGTGCGCTACGCGGCCCGGGTGGTCACTGCTGTGGGTGAGACCACGATGAAGCTGCGGTTCAGCTTCCCCGGCACCCAGGCTGGCACCATCTTCGTGACGGGCGCGATGGTGCGTGAGATGGGCGCGGCAGCTGGGCCGCTGATACCGTATGTTGACGGCACGTACCCGGATGCAGATTGGGGCGGCACCGCGCACAACAGCCACACGACCCCGGCGGCATCGGTTCTGCGCTTCCTGAATGATGGCATCCTGCCCAACGACCAGGGGACCGTCGCGGTTCTGTTGCGCACCGCCGGGGGTTCCAC